ATGTACTCATTCTTCAATATTTAAATTGTCATTTAAAAAACCTTCTATAAATTCATCACTGTATTTATTTAAACCATCTTCAAAAGGTTTTGTAAAAAATAGTGTAGCTCTGATTCCTTTGCTGTAAATACTTCTTGCAATTATGAAGCTTAATGATTTTCTTGTAATAAATCTTCCTGTTTTTTTATCTCTTCCCTGTATTCCTTTTTTCTTTATCCACTTTTCAAAAGGTTGTGCTGGTGGGATTTTATTTTTGTATTTAAATGGACTGTTTGCAGTTTCATCAGCATAATAAGAATTTTTACCTCTAACACCTTGGTCTTGATATTCTCCATATTCAAGCATACTAAATTCAATGCCATTTTTTTTAACATTAAATTTTAAGCTGTTGTATAATTGCTTTGAAGAATTTATTGTCCCATAAGGTTGCCTACCTTTTGTTAATCTTGTTCTTGCCTGTTGAACAACATACTTGCCATACTTTTCTAATGCCTTTTCAAATTCTCCCATTAGCAAATAGTCATTTCAGTTTTGGTGTTTATTGTAAATGTAACTGCCCAACCTGCCAACCTGTTTTCAAACCTTTCTGTAAATGGTTCACAACTTGCATCACCTTCAATCTCAAATTCATCCCTGTATAAATCACCTTTTCTTAATAGCTGTATTACTCTTGTTGCAAGTGCTAACTGTGTGTTTAAAATGTCCTGTGTATTGTCATTGCCAAGAAAAAAGCTTTCATCTTCTGAATTGCTTACATCTACTAAATCCATAAAGAACACTGTCATATTGTGCTGTACAAGGTTTTCAGTTATGGTTGCATTGTTTACTGTAATGTGTGATAATGGAAACATTGATTGCTTTCTAAGATCAACATCTGCAATATCACCAAAGGTAACTTGGTTGTTAAATGGTTCAGAGCTTACTGCCTGTTTAATTTTATCTATTACTCTATAAAAACTGTTCATATTAATTTTATATATAATGGTGAATGCTCTCCAACATCTTCTTCTGTTAATTGGTTTAAATAATCAATGGAATCATCAAAGTTCATTTCATTTGATTTTATGATAATATCTAAACACTTCCAATAATCATAAATAGCTCTAGTTGGTGTTGTTGAGGTTACTCCCATAAATGCTTCCTCTAATCCATCAGTTAACACCAATGATTCAGATTGACCAAACAGCTTTCTTGTAATTAGCTGATCTATGATTTCATCTCTTTGCATTTTTCATCAATTGCTGTTCAACTTCCATTTTATCTTTTTCAAATGCTAACATAGTTAAGCAAGTATGTAATTTAGTAGAAGTAACAGTATCTATTTTATTAACCTCTCCTTTTGTAAGCCCATATATGGATTGATACCAACCCCACTTTCTAGCAAATCCTTCAAGCTTTGTGGAATGTCCACTATGTCCTGAGTTTTCAAATAGTTCATTATATGTTTCAGTAATTCGTTCTTTAAATCGCAAAAAAAAACCAAAGAACCAAGTACAACATTCAAGGGCATTTCACTTAGATCATACTTTTCAGAACTAACATAATCTTCAATTAAATACTTACCTTTTCTTTTGTATGTTACTGGACGAAACAAAACAGCCATTGCTGAATCCATCTGCTGCCAATCTGCAAGGTAATTATCTAAATCAATATATTCACCAAATGTCATTTCATCTAGCTTTGGAATAAATCCAAACTCTTCATCTTCTAATTTAAATAAAGGTTGAAACTCTGGTGTGTTATTAAATAAAGAATCCAAGTGAGTTGTAATCTCTTGAATGTCCTTTAACCTCATCTGCATAATGTCCTGTAAGTTAGCATTGCAGAATATTTCAATCATCTTTTGCTGGTAGAAAGTATTTACTTCTTCTTGCTTTTCAGCTATTTTGATCCAACGTTGATACTGTGCAAGTGTTATTTCACTTAAATCTTCAGGAACATTTAATTTAATCCTCATACTATTAATGTAAATTTTTTAGTAAAGTGTTATATACAAAATTAAAAAAGTTTGTACAAAAAAAAACCTCCCATACTAAATAGTAGGGAGGTATAAACAACTAGATTATAGGAATTACTCGTTAACAAGACCTTCCGCTGGTTTTATTGGAGAGGCAGAATTGTCAGGAGCTTTTAATTTAGTTGTTTAACTTAATTAAATTCTAATTAATCTGTTTTTAAAATCTTCATTTATTATGTGTAATTTTTTAAATGTTTTTTCAATACATTCCTCAAAAGAGTTACAATCAGGTACAATTCCAAATCCTCCTTTGTACATACTATGAAATCTTTTACCATTTCTTGATTCTAAAACCTTAAATACAATTCTATTACCTTCTTTAACTTGTGTCAATCTGCTATGTTCTTTTACTAATTTCATTTTGTTTGTTTTTAAATACAATGCTAATATATAAATATATTTACAAACTACAAAACATTTTACAACTTTTTTTTACATCTTATCTTATCTTATTTTATCTTATCTTAATGCTTGGGCATTGGTTAAGCATTGCTTCCTCTGTTGAGAGCTGTTTTTTGCTAATAAAGAAAATATTCTCCACTGTTTGGATTTTGCAACTGATAACTTACTGCATACCTTAATGCATCCAGGCAATGATTCCAATTATCACAAGGTGTTTGGCTTTTCTTTTCTAACCAACAATAGTTGTTAAGTTCTTTAATTAACTCAACACTATCTTCAGTAATTACTAAATCATAATCCTGTAGCAAACTAATCCCATAAGTAATACTGCCCTGTCCTTTGATTGCTGGAACAACTTTGTTATGTCTGCTTAACTCATTTATTAATCTTGGTTCAGCACTATCACCAACTATTAAATTATCACCAGCATACTTTTTATTTAATACTGCAATCTCACTTGTTGTAAGCTTTGTTTGATAAAAGCATTGTTGTACATAAATAATCTTATTATCCTTATCTATGCTTGTTTTAATTAATGTGCTTGGATCATTGCTAAACCCATAATCCTGACCAAATACTATTTTACCAACTTGCTTAAATTCTCCAATACTCCAATTGTTGTAAATAACACCTTCTGCTTTATCTAACCAACTTCCTAAGATAGTATGCTTGTATCTGTTTGGTCTACGTTTTTTCATTTGCTCTATTTGTTTAATATAGCTTTCTGAAAGGTTTTCTATGTTATCTAAATAAGTTGTATGTATGTAGGTTGTATCATCCTTAATAATATTGCTACCAGCTTCAACACCCCTTGCTTCAAAGAATCTTTGGTAAATAAAGTTTTCTTTTGTGGTTGGGTTTAGTATTAATATTACTCTGTTGTCTTTGTCCTTTTGCCTGATGGATAAATCTATTTTATCAAATATACTTTCATCAGTTAATTCTTCAGCTTCATCCAACACCCAAGTAGTAACACCTTGCAAAGATTTCAAGTTTGCTGTTTGGTCTCCTGAACTTGTTTTAATTCCTCTGAATAGTATTTTACTGCCAGTTTGCTTGTTTATGATTTCATCTTTTGTAATGTGAAAATCTTGCTCAATCTTTTGTAGTTCTAGCTTTTCAATAAACTCTGGAATGATTGATATACTAGCAGCTCTTAATGTATATCTAGTAAATAGTATCTTATGCCCTTGCTCATAAGTTAGAAGTGTAAGTAGTGTGTTTATTGCAAAGGATTTGCCTGAACCTCTTCCACCTGTGCAAATAAAGTATCTAGTATCATTTTCTAATACTAAATATTTATTGCTTAGCTTTAATTCCACTTATTAAATGTTTGAAATCAATACTTCTCTTTTCATTGCTGTTAATATCAACAGTATCTCTTGCTGTACCATAAGCTGAATCCATCAAAGCCTTGTATGCATTTACATCACCTTTCAAAGCTTTGAGTAGTATGCTTATTGTCATTCTTTGCTCATTGGTTAACCATTCTTCTTGGCCTGTTAATGGATTATCTTCTTTACTAAGCATTTGTAAAACTTCCTTTACAATTGTGCTTCTGTTTCTGCTTCCTTTTGGTCTGCCATTTGGATTTCCTGACTGTCCTTTTTTAAATGATATTAAATTTTGTTCATTTGCCATTGCTCATTGTATTCTCATTGTATTTACAAAATCATTTCCATAGTAACCAATAGCAATAATATTATCAATCCAGTAATGATTGCAGCAAGTATTTCATCACCTTCATTTTGCATATTTATCTTTGTTTGCATAAGTAGCTGAACATTGTGCAATTGCTTGTTCTCTACTTTTACCTTCTCTAATAACCATAGGGATGCACCTGATCATAAAGTCCTTCCTTGATTCATTTGCTTTTGGCTTTGGCATAATTATTTATTTATCCACTACAAGATTCACATTCATTATTATCTATGCTGCATTGTCTTGTTGGTACTGGTTTTTTTTCTAGTTCTTCTAGTAGTTTTTCAAACTCTGTTTTTTTTGTTTTGCTTAAATATGTTAATAGTTTCTTTTCTTTTGCTTGGGTATCTTTATCCATTATAGTTATCAAATAAACGTTTGCAATCTGCTATCAATTCTCTTACACAGCTAGAACAACTGCTAATTTCTCTATTGGTGTGAAGTACCCTATTGCTTATTTGTATAAGTTGGACTTGTTCTTGTTCTGTTAAGCTTGTTTTATTTAATTTAAAAAATTCTTTTAAGAATGTATATTCTTGTTCTTGTAGACATTCTGGTTTGTTGTATGGAAATAGTTTATTAAGTTTTATTCTTCTTTCTTCACACCCACAATCTTCACCAGCAATAAACTTTACTACCTTTTCAATGCCTGTTACTTTTGTTACCTTTGCAATTGTATCACCTAAACCTTTTGATTTGGTAGATTTTTTCTTTCTTACAGTTTTATTTTGTTTTTTAGTTCCTGTTTGCATTTTGCTATTGTTTTATGAACGGTTGCGTGACTTATTTTTGTTGCCTTGCTGAGTTTTCTAATACTGTGAAATTCTTTTCTATATAGGTTAAATAACTTTCTATCAAACCAATACATAGTGTTAAGTACCTCATCAATCTTTTTTTCAATATCTTCTTGCTGTTCTTGTGAATCAGCTATTTGTTTATGTGAATTATTTAAACTTACTTTTTTGTTCTTGTTTTTACTTTTTACTTGTATTATTCTTTTAAGTATAGTTTTAACAATTCCAAAATGTGGTTTGTTGTTTACAATTAAGTTTTCAATTTGAAGTTCATTGTTTGTTAAGTCATCAAAGACCTTTATATACATATCTTGTACAATATCAATAGGGTTTAACTCAGTGTTTTGGTACAGCAGCTTGTTTGCCATTGCTTCCCATTTTTTCTGATGTTGTGCCAAGATATTAAGAACCTCATTATGTGACAAAATATATTTTTGTGGTTATACAAAATTAATAACTTTTAGTTACATTATTGTATTCTAATTTTAAAAAACTGATGTTACTTCTTATTGCATCACAAACCCTGTAACCAGCAGAGGTAAGTTTTCTTAATTTATACACTTCAGGAACAGCAATATTTGCTTCATTGGTTGCTCTAGCAACAGATAGCTTTTCATTGTTTACTTTGTTGTAAACTATTTCTTCAAAGTCTTGGTGGTATTTAGATTTTATACCTTCAATGTAATACAGGTAGCTTGTAAGGTTTTTTAACTGTTCATTTAGCTTAACACCATCATTTATACTTGTGTTGTTGTACTGCTCAATAATCTCAGCAATTTTATTTAATACTTCATTCATTCCTTAACTGTTCTAATTCTAATAATAATTGTGTAAAATCTTCTAACCTTAATGCAACATAATCTTTTTCAAAGTTCTTTGTAAACACTACTAATGGCTGTTTATGTGAACCAATGCAATCATTAGCTGACTGTTCTAATGCCTTCCAGATGTTTAGCTTTTCTTGGTTCTTACACTCCCAATTAAACTCTGATAGTATTCCCTGAGTTGCCATAATATCACCCTTAATACTTAAACCCCCACTGTTTGGAGTTCTTCTTATTTCTGATCCAAATTCTTTGCTTAAATACTTTGCTACTTGCAATTCAAATCTTTTACCTTTTTTATTTGCATTCATTTATTTGCTTTTTAGTTTTCTAACCTCTCTGCCAAGATCAGCATCATTTGGGTATTTCTCAATCAGTTCTGTAATGGTTAATGTTCTCTTTCTTTGTTTAGGTTTATAAACAACATCTTTAACCTGTCTTAATTTGTTAAGTTTATTCATAAATTGCTTTTCCTATTAATATACCTAAAATAAAAACACAAAGCATCACAGCTACTATTGAAACATAATAACAAATCATTTCATCAACTTTTCAATTTCCTTATTTTGATTTTTAATTCTTTTATTAAGTGTATTAATATCAATTTTTAGTGTTTTAATCTCTAAATATTTTCTAGCTAATTCTAAATCTGCTTTTCTTTTCTTAGCATTTACCTCATCTATTTTTTTATGAAGAATATGCAAAAGCTTTAGGGTTTCAGTCAAAACCTCTAAATTTTTTAGTTGTTCTTTAGTCTTTGCTTTTTCTTTTGCTTTTAAAATAAGTATGTGAAACTCATTTTTAATGTTTATTATTTCTAGTAAATTCATTAGTATAATCTTAGTTGTTGTTTATGTTGTTCTATTCTTTTTTTAGCAATCTCAAAATATTTATTATCTAATTCAATACCTATAAAATATCTTTTAGTATTTACACAAGCCACACCTGTAGAACCACTACCCATAGTAAAATCTAAAACAGTTTCGTTTTCGTTGGTGTAAGTTAAAATTAAGTATTCCATTAAAGAAACTGGTTTTTGTGTTGGGTGTTTTCCTCTTTCAACATTAAATTCTTGGTATGATGAAGGGTTTCTTAATTCTTGATATTTTTTTTTAGTTTTAATACTGTTACCATAGACAGAACCTTCCTTCACACTACCTCCAATAATTGCTGATGACTTTACCCTTGCTAAACTCATTTTTGTTCTCTTTTGCATTTGTGGATTGTAAGTTGGTAATTTATTGTAAAAAACTGAAATAATTTCGTGCTCTATTAAAGGCATTTTTTTTGCATTAAAAAAATTACCTCCTTTGTTTTTTATCCATATCCAATCATACTTATAATTATTTATATTACTCATTCTTAAAGCACTACTAAATGGCTCACTACCAAATAAAACTATTGCACCGTTAGACTTTATTATTCTATTAAGTTGTTTCCACATCAAATCAAAATCTATAACACTATCCCATTTACAAGCTGTTGTTCCGTAAGGGGGATCTGTTAAAATAGCATCTACTGAAGCGTCTGGTATTGACTTCATAACTTCTAAACAATCTCCTTTTATTAAATTCATATTATTTATTTAAAGGGTTAACACCTCCTAAGGTAAAACCTAAACCATTGTTATAATCAAACCTCAAAGGTTCATTTAACATTGTAGGAGTTCCACCAGTTTCTTTGTCCTTAACTTTGTAAACGTGTAGTTCTGTAAGCATCCATAAATCTGGATGTGAAATTAATCTATGCACACAAAGGAAATCATCAACCCTGTTTGGAAACACTTGCCCACCCTCGCAGTCGGCTTTTCTTGGTGGTTGTATATGTCCATTAAGTAAATGATCTTGTGGATAAACTCTTCTAGCTGCTTCTGTTTGTGGATGCATACAAACATATACACTCTTGCCTGTTTTATTGCAAAACTCTCTAACAAGGTTGCAGAAAATATAGTTTCTTTCAAACATTGGTTGGTTTCTAGGATGATTCAAACCAGTAAATGGATCAATCACACAACCATCAACATCAGCTTCAGAAAATATATTTAACAACTCATTAACTGAATACATTCTTGAATTATCTAAAAACTTAAAATACTTACTTATCTCTTGGTTGTAGAAATCAATTTTGCTTTTAATAATATCCTTAAATTTAATTCCTAACCACATTTGAATAATATCTCTTTTAAGTTGACCAGCTCTGTTTTCACCACTCCAAATAATAAACTTTTTGTTGTTTAATTTAGCTTGGCAAAGTAAATACCAAAGCAACCAGAACGTTTTCCCACAGTTATCTAATCCTAGCACCATAACAAACTGTGCTCTTTTAAATACTAAGTGCTTATCAAATTCATCTATTCCAACTCCAAGACCTTGTTTAATTTTACCATCCTTGTAAGCGTGTAAGTATTTAAGTGTTTGTTTATCATCTAAAATCATTTTTTAAGCAGTTTTTTAATATCATCACTAACTCTCAAAACATTATCATTAGCATAGTTATCTTTTCTTTTCTTATCTTTTCTTAATGCTTGAGCATTGCTTGAGCTTTGCTTACCACCTAATCTTCCAGCTTTAACTCTTTTTTGGTGTGCTGTTTTTCTTTCTTCAAACTGTTCATCTAACCACTTAATCTTTATTAGTTTGTTCTCAACTTTAATTAAATTAGTTTCTAATAATTTATCGTAATAATCTCCAACAATATTTTTAAGTTCACTGTTGGAAACCTTACACCCCTTGCTCCAGTAAAAGCAGCATACTCTCATAAATGCACCTTGTACATCAAAGTTTTGAAAAGCAATTGTTCCTGTTAACCATTGGTTGGGAAAGAATTTAAAGTATGGTAGTTCAATCATATTTGATTAGTTTGTTTTGTTAATTGTTCTAAACACAAAAATTCATTAATTTGTTTTTTATCTGTTATTTTGTGTGATTTATCAGTAATTAAATCTTCAATTTTTATTTGATCATAAGGTTTATTTCCTCTAATAATTAATACTTGTAATTTCCAATTATCAAATAACTGTGGATTATCATTTATTTTTTTTGCTATATCAGCAAGTATTTTTAATGCATCATATTGTTGTTTACCAACTTTTTCCCTCTCGTGTTTATATTCTGCTAATCTAATTATCTTTCTTCTTTTTTTAACCTGTAATAAATCTAAATCAATGGAAGTCATTATACGAGGTAAATTTTTTCCAATATATTCATTTAATTCACTATTAAAATAATTTCCTAACTTTTCCATTCCGCTATTCTTTTTTTACAAATATTATATGATTCTTCTATAATTTCAGAAGCAATAACATTTCTTTTATTATTTAATGAAGCTAATATAGTTGTTCCACCACCAGCAAATGGTTCAAGTATTGTATCACCAATATTAGTAAAATTTTCAATAATATAATTTAATTCAATTTCAGCTTGTTGCCATTTATGATATTTTTTTTCTATACCTGTACCTGTAATAAAATCATCCATTGGTTTTTTTATTTTACTAAAATTATTCTGATAAATTAATATTGGTTTCCATCCACAAAATAAATTTCTACCATTTATTAATTGTCTATTTCCAGTATGCAATAAACTGAAAATCCAATAATAATTTAAATGTTCATTCATTCTTTTCATTACTTCTGGTAAATTCATTTGACCGCTATAAGCTATACAAAAACCATTAGGTTTTAAAACTCTTTTAGCAAACCTTGATAGTTTTGTCCAACATTCTAAAAACTCTTTTGGATAAGGAGGATCAGTAATTATACAATCAATACTACCATCTTTAATATCTGCAAACACTTCTTCAAAATCACCTAATCTAAAATCTATTTCTATTTCTTTGTTACTACCTTCTTCTGCTAATATTCTTCTTTCTTCTTGTATTGCTTCTTTCTTTTCCTCTTTTTTTATTTCTTTATAAGCAGCATTAATACTTACTTCACCTGTTCTTAATTTTGCTTTTACTTCTTCTGGTGCTTTCTCTTGTATCTTTTTTACTTTAGCTATTGTATCGTGTGAAACTGCTGCAACTTTTGAAAGTTCTTTTCTTGTATCAATTGGTTTCACTTCTGCAGAAATCTGCGAAAGTGAATTTCCTTTATATTGTATAGCTTGATTTTCTTTTGCTTTTGCTCTAAATACATCTTCTAATTGTAGTGCTAAAACAGTTCTTTGGTAGTTAGTTAAATTACGTCTTCCGAATTGATTGAGTATCATCCATTCTTTAACATCATCTTCACTATTAAAACTTTTACTTTCTGTTTTAAATTCTAAGCTCCATTGTTGAGCAATTTTAAATCTATTATGACCATCAATTATATAATCATTCCAAGTTAGAATTGGTTCTCTAATACCTTCTTCTAAACAATTGCTTTCAAGTTGTTTATACTCTTCGTTTGTTAAAGGTGGTATAAGTTCTTGAAATTCTTTTAATATATTCATTAGTTATTTTTTTTTAAGTTGTTGTAATAAAGTTCTTTTTCTGTTTCACTCAGATCATCAAAGTTGTAAGTTGGAATGCTTCCATACTTCATTTCATCTTTGTAATAGGGTTCTTGTTTTGAATTAAGGGAGACATAATCTCCCTTTTTATGTTTGAATTCATAGTAGTATAAATACTTCCTAACTGTTACAAGATTTAACCCAGTAATGTGTTTTATTTCATTATCACTGTAACCCCTTGATTTTAGGGATAGTATTTTATAGTACCTTTCAAGGTTAAGTTTAAAATGGTAAGTCATCACCATCTTCAAAACTTTCAGTTTGAGCTTTTGGTTCAGGTTGCCATTTATCAATACTTATTGCAACATCTTTGTTAAATTGATCTATTTCATCTTTGATGTTGATGTTAATTCTGATAAACTTATGTCCCTTAAACTCTTCAATATGGTCTTTAATTTTATTGATGTTTATTGTAGCTTTTAACCAAGTTTCACTTTGTTTTTTACCACTTCCACAGTATACTTTTTTTTCACTCATTTTTATTTGTTTTTAGATTAATTTTATTTCACTACTGTAACTCATTGGCTGCCCATCCCATTCTTTGAATGCATCAACCAAATCATTGTATTTTTCAACTCCTCTGTAAATTGATTTTTCAGATAATTCATACACCTGAACATTGTAAGGTTCTGATTTTTCAATTGCAATAATATAGTAAACAGTATCTTTTGGAAATGCTTCCAAATACATTGCACCCTGCATTATATACCCAAGATTGTCATAGTACAAATCTCTTTCAAACCTTTCTCCAGCATCAGTTGTTGTTTTAATATCAGCAATAAAACCTTCTCCAACCATATCAACAAACCCGTGAAAGTTTACACCCTTGCACTGCCATTCTATGTGCTTTTCAGTTTCAGTTGTTTTGGATAGTAAATCTTTAAATACTTTATTTTCTAAAGCTTTGCTATAGGTTTTATAACAATGATTGTACAATTTTGTAGTTACAATTGTTTTGCTTGGATGCCTTTCTTGAAACTCTGCCCAAGCTTTACCAGCTCTTCTTCCTTCATATTGAATATACTCTCGCAATAGCTCTTCAGGTTCAAGTACCATTTTATGCAACAGTTTGCCAAACTCCTGTGCATCTGTTGGAGGTGTTTCTTCCTTGTTCCAATAGCTTAATAAATGATTTGGGGATTTACTAAAAGCACTTAATGCTGAATAACTTAATCTATCTTTTTTCATCTTAATTATTTTTAAAGGATTCGCTTTCATCTTCTCCAAACACCCCAAGCTCATAAAAACCACATAGCTTTAGAACTATTCTGCTCATTGCTCTCTTTTCTGCAATGGCTACTGGATAAGCATTTCTGTTGTTTTCAGGGGAACACTCACCGTAGGTTTGTATCTCTACATCATTGCATTTACCTGTTGCTTTGATTATACAGGTTTTTAAATCTGGATTATAATGCTTAAGATCATAATTAATTGAAATCTCTGCTCTTGCTTGAATTTTATCAATACCACTTCTTGTGATTATGTGATAGTGTTTGTGCTTAAATGTATCTTCAACATCAAGCTCATACTTTTGAAACAAAGTATTAAGTTGTTCTTTTCTGTTCATCGTTAATGAATTTTAGTGTTAATAATTGTAGTTGTTTTGTTTTTGAAAGTATTGTCTTGCAACGTAAACTTTTTGAGTTTATCAATCTTAGTTTTCTTTGCAAATCTTCCAAGTTGTAGATTTCCTTTTCAAAGCCATTTAAAATGCTTCTAAGGGACTTTTGAGAAATTTGTGTGTGTTTGTTAAGTAGAATGTTTTTATGCCAGTTAACTCTTGTTAAACAGCTTTTAACATTTCCAAGAAGTTCTTGCTCAAAATGATGTGTTTGCCATTGATCTAAACGCTCTTGCAGATATTTGTAATGTGCTTCTTCTTCCAATGTGTAATTCATAGCTCTTGTTTTAAGGTTTCAAGAATTTTTAGCAGTTGCATAAACTCACCATTATTTACACAAATAGAATATTGAGTTTTGAAGCTTTTGAATTTTACAGATTTGAAATTGTCATTTTGTACAATCTCAACATCTACTTCAGTATGCCTGTCAGATAGGGTAACAATGTGTCTTTTATGTTTACTTGTTACTTCCATCCTTTACTTTTTTAGAATGTTCTTTATTGAATTTTTGCATTAACTCAACAAGAGTAGCTGAGTAGTTTAAACCAAGTTTTTCATTGGTTTCTTTGAATTTGTGCATTATATCTTCTTTGCCTTTCTGCACATAGAATGTTCTTACCATTGTTTTAAAGATTAATTATTAAATAACTGATTATTTTGTAACTAATGTAAAGTGCAGTTACTAGCACTGTTGTGTTTAATATTTCCTTTTTCATTGTTTGAATTTTTTAGTTGGAAATACATAATCAAGCAATTCATCTTCTTGAATGTCAAGAACTGTTGCTTTAATAAGTTTTACAGATTCTTCAGCAGTAATTTTACCTTGCTCAACCTGTTCAATGATGTTTAAAATTTTATTCATAGTTGTTTTTATTTAATTAAAAAATAAGGTGGATTGAAAATCACAGGATTTTTTTCATCTATTTTACCATAATTAGTAAAGTTTCTATCATTAAACCATACTGACTTAGGACACCAAAAACTAAATTCTTTATGGTCTGATACCATACTTGTACCTCTTTTTACTATTTTACTATAGCATAATAAAAAGGCTTTTTCAGTTTCTTTAAGAATATAAATTTCTTGATTATTAAAACCATTCATAACAACCTCAGTGTTATATGGTAATTGTTTTTTTTCTAATTCTAACATAGTTGTAATGTTTTTTGTAAATATATAAATAATAATTATAAATATACAATACTTAAATAAAAAAAAATTAAAATAAATGTGTTAACCTTGCTACCTGACCATTGTTTTTTGAGAATATAAAGCTTTCTATTGCTTGATTGTTAGATGAAGTATAACCGTATTTTGAATGCCATCTATCTGCTGGTGATGGACTGCGTAAGCTTTCAAGTGACAAACCAACATAATCTTTATTTATTTTGTGATGAACGTGGTGAGTAAACATATATCTGTACTTACACTTGCTCCAATCCTTGCATTCATCAGCCATAAGCATAGGCAATAAATCCCACTTTGCACCATCACCGTGAGTACTGCCGATTAAATTGTTTTTATACTTGTAATACTTCCTGTATTGTAAGCTAATATCAAAACTTATGTTCTTATTATTCTTAAAATATGTAGCAATTACATCTGCTAACATAAAACCAGTTAAATAGTCGTGGTTACTGCTGTTATACATAATATGTAAATCTGGATAAAATGCCAACAGCATTTCAATGATATTAATATACAACCTTTTAGCAATGTGAAAATGCTCAAAGAACATTCCGTCGACATCTTGCTCAGTTCCTCTTGTGGTTTTGTTGCTAAAACTATCAATGTGCATCACATCATTGCCAATAACAAGAAGTATTTTATCTATGTTAAAACCTCTGCTTTTATCTAGGCAACCTTGTACACCTTCAAGCGTTCTAATTACAGCTTTCTGCTTGTTGTATTCCTCACCACTTATAAAACTTTTACATAATTTACCAATGTGAATATCTGCTGGTGATATCAACAGTAAATGTCCATCACTAACCTTTGGCTTTTCAATGTATTTAAACTCTGGTGCATACTGCTGAAGCTCTTGAATTAAATCTTCTTTGAATTGTTTTAAATCTCTTGATCTAAAATTTGCATTCTTAAAATATAAACTTGCATTTTTAGATTTTATCCAACCACTGTGTACATCATTTGGGTTTAAACCCTCACTTTTAGCTTCTTCTTTTACCCTTCTATATTGCTGAATAATGTTTGCTTCATCTTCAGTTAATCTGTATCTAGGGTTTCCCCTTTCTTTTTTATACCTATCTGAAAAATCTTTGTTAAAATTTCTCATTTTGTTAGTCTTTTATAGATAACCAACAAAACAAAACCAATAAGAAAAATGTAAATTAAACTCTGGTATTTTTCCCACCAGCTTATTTCTTTATATACAATCTTTTCAACTTCAATTGGTATAATCTTCTCCTTAATAATCGTATCATTAGGTAATTTAACTGAATGAATGATTTTCTCTGTGATTGTGTCGTATTTATAAGATATCTTAACCCTTTCATTATTTAGTACAATTACACAATCTTGTTTGATGAAGTTGTTTATTAAAGTTGTATCATATTGCTGAACTATAAAGGTATCAATAACCCTTATTGTATCAATAGAAACCTCTGTTAAATGTGGGTATTTTTTAACTAATCTATTTAGTCTTTTTTGTGGTGAACAACTAAAGAGCAGTGCTACTGTGAGAACTTGGATAATATACCTTTTAAGGCTTTTCTTAACCATCTTTTTGTATTTTCTGCTTTGAATAAAAACAATACTAATGAAATACATAGAACTACACAAAAATCAAGTAAATCTACTTGCATCCAGTAGAAAGCATACACATTCAAAGCCAATATAATCAAACCTATAATGTTGGTTAATATGTTTTTTTGTTGGTCATTCATTATTTCTTACTTTTTTTCTGGTATTTATATCCCTTTGGCTGAAGCTCTGCATACTCTTCACCAGCATTGAAACACGGACAGGCTTTATTGGCAAATTCAAAATGGCTATGTATTGAAGCTTCTGGATAAATGTGTGTTAGTGTTTTAAGTATTTTAACTAATGCTTTTTTCTGTGCTTCTGTTCTTGTATCTTTTGCTCTTTTGCTTTTACCTAAACCACCAATGTAACAAATTCCAATGCTAGTTTCATTTTCTCCTTTTGTGTGCGCTCCAGACCTGTTTATTGGTCTTCCATAGTCAATAGCACCATCCAAACCAATTACATAATGATAACCTATATCACTCCAACCTCTGCCTTGAACGTGCCATCTTTTTATCGTTGATGTAGAAACATTAACACCCTCAACAGTTGCAGAACAGTGTATAATTATTTTATCAATCTTTCTCATAATTATTTATTTTCTTTTCTTCTTTGTGTTCTTGCTGATTTTTTTCTTGCATTTTGTAACAACCTTTCTTCCATTTTTGCTACTTGCCTATGAAGCTCGGTGTTCTCTTTAATCAACTCATCAATCTTTAATTCTAAACCTTCAATCTTGGCTTTTAACTCTTCTATAACTCTATATGAAAGTTCATCATTTCTCTCTTCTTTTTTTGCTTTAATGTCAATTCTTTGCTTTATCAAAGACCATATTTCCTTAATACCTAGTGCAGTTACTAGGGTTGATATCAAAACAATTAAATTGTGATCTTCCATATTTAAAGCTTTTTGCACAATATTATACTTTTATTCTTCAACTGGTTCTTCTTGGCTCCAAGCTGCTGTTGACATTAATTCTAAAGCTTCTGAATGAGTTAAAGTTTGTGATGGTTTTACTGTACCATCTTTTATAAATGATGGCTCTGAACTGTATTTAATTACAAATAAAGTATCATCTAAACTTCTTCTAATTGTTTTTGGAGAGTTTTCTAAAATTTCTCTAAATTTTACTTTGCCTAAATCTTCTGTTTTTATAATGCTGTAAGTTCTCATTTTATAATTTTATGAAGGTGTATCTTCAACAATATCATCTGCTGCCATATTTGTCATTGTTCCATCGTTACTTCCTGAACCATTATCAGTGAGGGTTGGAAAAGTATCACCATCGCCCATCCTCCACCAGTGAGAAGGGTTTAAAGAAGAAATATCATTTGCAACACCTGAATTGAATATTGTATTTACATTTGCCTGTGTTAAAGTATAATTAAAAATGCTAAACTCATCAATGTTTCCAGCAAACTCATTTGAGGTTGTAAAAGAACCAATGTGGAAATCAGATGTTGTAGAATTAATATTTGTTGTTGAAGCTCCAGCAGATGTATTTGTTAATTGGTTTGCATTCACATATACTTTCATTTTTAGAGCATTATCTGATTCAGAACCATCAAATGTAATAGCTATATGATACCATTCATCTAGCGTCCAGCTTTGTGAACTTTCATTGAACATTATTGGTGTACCACCACTAAATCCTTCTGCTCTTAATCTTATTGATATTCCAGTTCCTTTTTTTTGCACTTGTATTTGTTGGTTTGGTCCACTTCCTTGATATGCACTAAATAAAAATTTAAGTCCTGTTGCTTGTGGTTTTATCCAAAGCGACCAACTTCCATTAGTTGCATTATTTAAAGTAGTTACATTTCCACAATTAACAAAATCATCCACACCATCAAATAAAACAGATTTTGTGTTTGAAAATGAAGGTGTAGATGGTGCAACCATAACAGTATCACCACTTGCACTGTTCTCATAAACAGAACCAGCACCAATGTTGTTGGTAGCTAATTTACCCCATCCATTAGTGTTGTTAATTACTCCTTGTCCCCATCCATTTGTTACTGCCATAATCTATTTTTTAAAGTACAAATCCTCCAAAATCTGCTACATCATCAGGGTTCATATCACCATTGCTGTTGCTGTTGTATTCTGGAAATAATGTTTGATTAAACGTTATGTAATCAATAAACCTACGTGTGTAATGCTGTGCTGTATCTCTTGCTTTTTCAATTAAGCTGTCAACCCTGTTTTTATCCAATACTGTACTGTTTTCAGGTTGCATTGAAAATATACCATTGTTTGTAATATTCACACCAGCATAGGGTAAATACTCGACCATTGCCCAGTATATCAACATATCTTTTATATGGTCTTTTACCAAATTAAAATAATTAGGGTTATCTACCAAAGTTAAAGTTCCAGCAGTAATTAAACTTTCAATTTTCTCCATTAAATCAGTTCCTAAATAGTTCTGAATATGAATGTCCTGTGCAATACGGATATAGGGTAAGAATTTATCTGGATCAAGGTTTCCGTTTGCAGTTGTGAATGTAACTAAATCTTGTCGTGATATAAAAAGTGCTTTTGGCATTATCTAGCGTCTTTTGGTAAATTTCTATTTCTTGGACTAAATCCTTTTCTTGGCATATCATTAGGTGCAACAGGAACTTTCTGTGGGTTTTTAGGTGCTACAAAACCTTTGCTTCTTGCTCTGCCTGTTGTTATCTCTGTTTCTTTTCCATCCTTTAGCATATAAGTTTTTCTGAACCATTTGTGTCGGCATCTTGGTCCGCCTTTATACAACCATATTGAATACGTGTCAGCACCATTCTCACCAAAACCAGCATTTACTGGCTTTTTATCCATCATCATAATATCTTCTTTCCTGTATACTTTATCTGCTGCAACCATTTTTTTACAAAATTCTCTTGAATTTGCACTTACTCTTTTTGGTGAATAAGTGTATCTAACTTTAAATAATACACCTTTCTGACTTTCTTGCTTTGAAGTGCCATCTTGCTCACTTTTTGCTTTTGGTCTTGCAACACCTGTACTAGCTAGGTTCAGCATTTTATCCAAACTTGCTTCATTATCATAATCAACTTCCCTTTCATCTACAACAGTGTAGTTTTCTAAATCTTCATCTTCACCTAAAGCTATAAGCTCATCAGCAATGCTGTTTAATACTTTGTCATCTATGTTGTGAAAACAGTGCCTTGTAGCTTCTAATGCTTCAGCATCATCTTCTTGCTTTATTCCAGTTTCTTCTTCTTTTGTTTCTGCATCTAAATCATCATCTAAATCCATAAACTCTAAAGGTTCAATAGTTTTAAAATACATATTTAGTGATATGTTATTTACTGCAAACAATTCATCTAAGGCATCTAAAATTAAATCTTGATAAGGTTTTATAACTACATTGTTAAATAACAAACTAGCATTTTTGATCTCATCAGCATTTGAACCTAAACCATTATTACCATCTCTTAAACCAATTAACAAAGGAGAACTAACCCTATGTGTTACAAGTATTTTTCTTGTACACTCTTCTGATAGATAATTATAGTGTTCAGGTGCATCTGTTAAGCTTATATCATCAATTGTAGTCTTACTTTCTGTATTGTTGTTAAATGCTACAATTACTTTTTCTCCATAACTTCCTGTAAGCTTTTGTAATACCTGTGATTTTATGTGTTCTTGCTTTTCCCTATCTGGAACACCGTTGTTAAAATTAATTATTTTAGTACCACTAAAGCTGCATTGTGCATCATTTATTAAGTAATCTGCAATATGTTTCTCTAAAGTGCAATACGCTGTTTGATAATCAGCTGGACTATAGTAAAAGTACCCACTTACATATCTTCTTACAATAAATATTTCATTAGTTGCACCACTACCAAATACAGGGAATTTTTTAAGCTCTGTTTGCTTTGTTACTTTTGTCCAATCAGCACTGTATAAATAATTTTTTATTTTACCATCTTCACCACACTTTTCGGCGCGTAATGTTTCTCTTGGAAAATGTGTAATACTTGCAATTTTATCACCTGAATAAGTAACTTGAAAAGCACCTTCACCCAATAATTTTAAATCCTGTACAACCCTTCTTAATTCTTTGTGTTTTAAGATTTTTTTCATTTCAGCATACTGCTCAGGCTTTCTATTGCTATCTGTTGCATCTAACCCTTTGCCATATATTTGGTTTACAATACCATTTATTACAGCATTGTTTGTAGTGCTATCCATATAAGCATCAATTAAACTTTGGTAATAATCATTGTTATCACCAATGCCTACCCAATCCTGATTCTTTTCTTCAGTAATTGTTGGTCTTTCGTAGCTGCTAAGTTGTATTAAGTGAACATTGTCCATTATGCATAAATGTATTCGTTATCGCCAGTTGAGGTTTCAGTGTAAACATTGTTGCTTATATTGAAAGTGCTAACTGTTTGATCTGTTGCAAAAATTTTATCTTTAAATACTAATGTATTGTCAGTTGTGTTTCTTACCTCGTAAGTGTAAAAATTAGCTTCTGTAAGAGCTTGTGTTGTGCTGTATGTGTAATAATAGTCAACTTCTGAAAAAGTTGCGTTAGAATCAGTAAAAATAACTTTATTTAATTCCTCAGATTTTATCACTAGTGAATAGGTTTTAGCACCAGAAAATTTTTCTCTTGGTACTAAATTAATCAATCTTGTTCCAGTTGTTGTTATTACTTGCATTTTTTTTAATAAAAAAAGGGTAGATTATCTTCCAACCTACCCTTCCTTAACAAACACTAATTATTAACTATACTACCTATGAATTAGTACCTTGTACAATGGTAAATGTTCCAGACATTCCAGCAAATGGATCATCAACAGTACCATTTAAAATAAAGTTGGACGGTTTCTTTTCAGTGCCAACTAGCGTAAGAGAGTAACCCGACATATCCCCCATAGCAGTTCCAGTGGAGATTGTACCCCCAGTCACCTCACAGCCAAATTCTACACCACACATCATTGAATTTCCGTTGTAATCCTGTATAACAATATGCGGTCTTCCAAATGAAAGTAGTTTTAATTCTTTGTTGTCTTCTTTGCTTAATTTTGGCAAAGACAAAGTAATTGTTTGTTCAAAAAAGGTTGTTCCATTTTCTCTAGAACTTGTTATTGTCTGTTCTAAATTGCTGTTACCTTTTACATCATATAAAAATGCTGATGCAGTTCCAGTCATATCACTGATTGCATCATCTGTTTGAGTTACAGTACCAAGTGAACCGAAGTTAATTAGGTAAACCTTAGTTATGCCTCCAATAACGTCCTTACACGGTACCTTACGTCCTACTGATAAATCACAAGCCATTTTTTTTCTTTTTTAATGTTAAAAATAGGGGAGCTTTTACACTCCCCAAGTTAATTATGCGTATATAACTACATCCTCAGCAATTCCAATCTGAACACCAGCTGTGAATCTCATAACTACGCGACAGTTCTGACTGCCGTCCAAATCACTCATATCCAGTAACTTAACTTCATTATGATCTGAAAGTAATCCTGTACCAAAGTATAGGTTGCTTTTCTGTGCAGCCATCATTGAATCATCTGGCAATCCAGAAGCAATAACAACTTTAACACCATCATAAGATAATGCTCCATTGTTCCACCATTGTGTTCCTTGTGCGTTAACACCAGCAGCTCCCAAGCCATTAGCTCCAAATCCACCTAAAGCTCTAACGTATAATTTAGCTGCTTTTCTTGAAACGTAGATATACAAATCTTCTTTTCCATAAACGCCGCTAGGTATTGCTGTAACCACCTTACCCATTTCATCTATAATATTCGAAGCATTTAAGGGTGAACCAGATACTGCAACAGTTCCAGCACCACCAGCAGTAGCTAAATAGTAGAACCCGTCGAATTCTCCAGCATTGGAATTTTGCCCCGACCAGATGTTCTGCTCTGTTTTCTCAGCAACCAATCCAGCAACGTGTGCTAGGATGAAATCAGAAAATGCAGGTGGCAAGTTATCATAGGCTGAATAACCCATTTGAACCGCTTCCCAATCACTTCTAAAATCTTTTTTACAAAGATTCAAGTTAATCTGAAATTCTTCAGGTTGTAAAATTCTTTCTGTTAATGTTAAAGTTCCAGTTGGTGTGAAATCACAAGTTGCATCTTTGATAACGTTTGCATCAGTTGCTACTTTCTTTAAAACCTCTTTGAACTTAACATTAGGTTTTACGGTAATTAAACCGTTTTCAATTGTTGAACCACTCAATAGAGCTGCAGAAATGTACTTTCCAGCAAATTCACCAGCGTAAGTTGAAGTGATTGAAGTTGTTGTCGCCATTTTTCTTTTTTTTAATTAATTACTAGCTATTTTACTAAAAACTCTATCCATTGTAGTTTCAGTACGTTTTTGCCCAAATAAAAACTTCCCTTTTTTGTTTTGCTCAGTTTCAGGATTGTGCTTTATTGGTTCAACTGCTTCCTCTTTGGTTGCAGATAATTCAGTTTCTTGAAGTTCTTCTTTTACTTCTTCTTTAACTTCTTCAGTTGCAGTTTCTTCAGACATTTCATCTTTATGTTTGCCCATTTCATCAATCATTGCTTTGATCTCATCAACTGCTTTGTTAAATTCTTCTTTGGTAACATATCTCATTTCCTCTTTCTCTTCATCTTTGTGGTCAGCAGCTTCAACTTCTTCTTTTTCTTCTTCCTCTTTCTCTGCTTCAACCTCTTTAATTTCTGAGATTAACCCTTCTTCTTTAACTACAAGAACCATATCGTTCTCTAGTTTGTATTCACCAACTGGAAGTGCAATTTGTTCTTCTTCTGATTTTATGAAGATTGCTTCACCAGCTTTAAATTCTTCAGCCACCAATACAGTACCGTTTTCAAGTTTCATTTCAGCAAGATTTACTGTTTCTTCAGCAAGTTCTACACCAACTATGCCTTTTATTTTGTTTAGAATTTCTGTCGCTTTCATACTTTTAATTGTAATTGTATACTATTAATGTAAAAAAAAGTGCAAAGTGTTATACCCAACACTGTTATTATGCCTGTGTTTTGCCTATTCCCTGTGCTCCAATGCTACCATCACAGCAAGAAATACTGTATCTTTTACCATCTTTACATAAACAACCCCTTCTTCCACCTTTTGGAGATGTTCTACTTGGAATATGTGTTTCTTTTTTTCTTCTTTTAGTTTTCATTCTATTTGTTTTTAGGTGATTTTGGATGCTTGGCTGGTAACAGATCAAAGTCTCCAGTGTATTTTGGGTTTTGTGGTCTGCCATTTCTTACTAAATACAAGTATGCATTCACTCTTGCCTGTGCCCAAGCTGTTGGTGATTTAATTCTAGGACTGTGACTAGTGTTGAATGCTCCTAAACCTCTTTGAAATACTGCTTTCAATTGCCCAATAGTAACACCATAGCCAAGTTTCTTTTTATACCTTTCATTAAAATCATCAGATTTCTTTTGTAGTGCTGCTTCATCCTTCTTGCTAACCTTTGCACCTCTGCTTGTAGATGCATCACCCTTTGCTGTGCCTTTGCCTTTTGGATTTGGGTTTGGAGTCCCTGACTTTGGAGCTTTAGGACTTTTTCTAATTCCACCTCTTTCTCCTATTTCAGCCATTTTTACACATTTGCCTTCCTTGTTTTTTTTGTAACCCTTTGGGCATTTGTGTTTGTACATATCATCTTTAACGTGATACTCACAAGGCATATACCAAGTCTTTCCTTCAAACTCGTGTGTGTGGAATCCTTTACAACCTATATTCCTTGCCATTTCTTCAGCTTTCTCTTGTGTTGAGTATGCCAACCTATCATCAATGATTGCAAACTGATCATCAATAACCATTGAAGCAAGTTCAATTTCACCTAGTTCTTTTAATTTGCTTTTGCTCCATCTCAACGCTGCCTTACCACCCCACAATAAATAACTGATAGTTCCACAAGCTTCTGTGTTGCCTTCATCATAATACTCTCCAGCCCTTGAAAGAAAACTATACATTCTTTTTATAGTATCTACACTTACAGCACGACCAGCAGCCAAGTCAGCACTACGCATCTTTCCCACATCAGTTGCACATTTATTGCCTACCTTTTCATTTAATTCTCTACCTCTTTTTGCATTGTTGCTAACTGCTTGAGGATAATCTGTAAAGCTTTGTAATTCTGTTTTTTTGGTAAATAAGTTTTTAATTTCTTCAATCTTTTTTAATGCTTCTTGCTCTTCAGCATCAATTGCACTTAGCTTTGCTTTGTCAGCAAAATAGCCTTCAATGCTAAAGCCTTTTACTTTGCCAGTCTTTACAAAATCATTCCAAATCTCATTATTATTTACCTTCATTGAAATCATCCAAGTACCCTCTGGAACATCTAAACCATACAAGGAGCTTTTATCTTTTTCTTTGTTTTCTACAATCCAAGATTCTACAACTGTTAAATTGTTTACTTGCATTTTGTGTTCTAGGGTTGCATTATTCTGATTGCCATTTTGAAAAAACAACTCACTTGCTTTTCTTACAGTATCAGCAGAAAAATATACATAATACTCTTTTTCACCTTGCTTGCGATATATCGGACGGTTTGGAATAAGGGCTGCTCCCATTAATATTTTCTTTTCATCATCTACTTTTGCAAGTTGTATTTCTTGGCTTTTAAGTGCTACAAAATCACTTTCAATTGCTGGCGCTTCCACGATGCTTACTGCTTCAATTCCAGTGATTTCATCTTCTTCATCCAGAAGAAGTTCAATTATTTCCATTTTTCTTTCCATTGCTTTTTTATTTAAAATGTTGCTGTATCTATTATGTTGTTTTCTAATGCTTGTGCAGATGTTACATCACCACTAACCACAAATGCTTTTATTGGTGTGCTGTTCTGCTGTCCTAATGCTTGTGCTACTTGATTAAATCCTGATTGCCCAACCACATTGAATGCTGGAGCTTGTGAACCTAATCCACCAGCAGCACCTCCTAAACTTGAACTTGGTGCTGAAGAACCTCCACCTCCTGAAGATTCAAACCTAGTTTTTGCTATTGCTGCAACCTGTGCTGCACCTAAAGCAGCAGCTATTCCAGCTTCTACAAACTGTGCGCCTGTAGCTAATTTAATTGGATTACCACCAGCAGTTAATGCAGCAGTTACTGATAAAGCAGTATTAACTAATGCTTGTGCAATGCTTAAAGCTTTATTTATTTTAAATGCCTTTTTTTGTTCTGCTTCATCTGCTCCAGCAAAGGCAGTAACAAGCTGACTGATTGCACCAAGAGCATCAGAAGTCATTTGTAACTTTTTTTCTAAAACAGTTTGTTCTCCTTTAATTCTTTCCTCATTTGTTTTCTTTTCTTGTTCTGCAATTTTCTTTTGGCTATCTTCAGCAATTTTATCATATTTATCATTAATTGCTTGTTCTTGTTCTCTAAAATATTCTTGAAGTCTTAATTTTTCTTCCTCACCAAGTCTTGTATCATTTAGTAATTTAAAATATTTTTCATTCAGGTCATCAATCTCATTTTGCTGTGCTGTTTGTTTTCTTCTTCTAGCTTCTTCATCTAATTTTTCAATCTCAGCAAACAGTTCACCCTCAAGCTTTGCAATGTTTTGGATTCTTTTTCTTTCTGCTTTTATTCTTTCTTCTGCTAATTTTTGTAATCTTTTTCTTTCTTTTTCTGCTTCATCTTCAGAAATAATTTCTCTTTTTTCTGTTTCAACTTCTTTTGCTTCTGTAATTTTTTGTTCAGCAGCAATTGCCATTTTTTTAGTTCTTTCATTTACTCTTTCAAAAAAACCTAATCCAGATTCCCTTCTTTTTTCTGCAATACCATTCCAGTAAGCAATACCCTCACTACTTTCTTTTATGCTTTGAATGGTTGCTTCTTTACTTTCTTCTAATGCTTTTTTATCAATTGCTTTTCCAATAAAAGGAATTTCAGCTACAACACCTTTTAAGTTTAAAAATCCTAATACTATGCTATCTATTGCAATACTTGCTGAAAGTTTTAAATTATGAAATACAGCAAACGATTCATTAAACTCTGAAATAAAAGCACCAAAAAAGTTTGACATTTTTGTAATGCCTGTTAAAAAGCTTGTTGCAAATTGAACAAATAATCTTGCTATTTTAGAAAACAATCCACCTCCATCTTCAATAGATAAAAGAAAACCCTCAAATGCTGAACTTAATTTTGTAGTATCACCAGCTAAATTATCAAGCCTAACCTCTGCCATTGCTGCTGCTGCTCCTTCTGATTCTTGTAAGCTTACAGTAAGTTTATCAATATCCTCTGACTTGGATGCTAAATTCAATAAAGACTTTGCACCAACCTGACCAACTAAATCTATTGCAGTATTTAATCCATTGCTACTTTTGTTTACTGTATCTAAAGCATCTTTTAGATCAATGCCTTTTTTATTTAATTCAATAAATGTTTTACTTAGTCCTGTTCCAGCCAGTGAGCCTTTAATTCCTGTGTTTGCTAAAACACCAAGCATTGCAGCAGTTTCTTCAATACTTACACCAGTGCTTTTAGCAATTGGTGCAGCCATTTTTAAACTTTCAGTTAAACTTCCAAAATCCAACGCACTACTACTTGTGCTTTTTGCTAATACATCAACAACCCTTTGTGTATCTTCAGCTTCTAAACCAAAAGCATTAACAGTTGAACCAGCCAACATTGCAGCACTTGCCAAATCAACTTCCATTGAAGCTGCTAAATCTAGAGTTGCTTTTGTTGAATCAAGTATTTGTTGTGTGCTGAAACCCATTTTAGCAAACTCTGTTTGAAGCTCTCCTACTTGTATAGCAGTAAACTGAGTTGAAGAACCTAACTCTTTTGCAGATTCAGACAATGCATTCATCTGTTCAGCACTTGCACCTGAAACTGCTTTAAGTGTTGACATTTGTTTTGCAAAATCAGCACCTTTTTTAGTTGCAGCAGCAAACAATCCAGTTAATGCTCCAACAGCCACAATAATAGCACCTATTCCACTAGATAATAATGCAACCTTTAATGCTTTAAATGATTGAACAACCCTTCCTATACTGCCAGGCATAACAGCTAAAGAATCATTTAAGTTTGTAGTTGATTTATTTACACTTTTAACACCTTTGCCTAAACCCTTAACGTTCTTTTCTGTTTTTTTTATGTTTTTATCAGAACTAGCTGTTGTTACATTTATTCTATAATTTACTTGCTTCATCTTCTAGTTTTTTAATATAAAATCCTTCTTTTATTGTTAATGCTACCTTGTTAACACCCAAAGCAATAATGATGTTTTTATCATAAGCTTTGATCTCTTTAATAAACTCTAATCCATCAAGTATTGTTTTCATTTAGCTTGGTTCATTTAATAATTCTAATGTGCTTCTTCCTGTTTGCAAATCAGTAGTTATTTTGTTAATTGTAAATGCTCTTCCTGTTACAAATATTTTATCTGCTAGACTGTAAGTAAGTAAAAACTTCAAAGGAAGTACAGCTTTGTATTTAAAGATTCTTGTTTTTGTGTTGAATACCCTTTGAATATAACTTTGATAAAACTTTTGGAATAAACTGTTGTTGCTTCCACCATAATCTGTTAATGTATAGCTGTTGATCTCACTACCAAAATTTAAATTAAATGCTGGTGCTGTTGAGGTTGTTCCTAACTCATTTGCATTGTGTGGCATCCAGTAATTGTTTATAGTTGTATTTGTTATTCCTGAAGATGAAGTTACTGGTCTTGTGCTATCTACATAATTTATTGGTGTGCTAATGCTTGTGTTGTAAATACCATAAAAAAGTAAAGGTGCTGTTTTTACTGAATTATCATCTTCATCAACTGCCAAACCATACTGTACATCTGTATTTACTTTTGTAGTTCCATCAGCTAACCTTTCAAAAAGCATATGTTCAAAAGGTGGTAATACTTCATACTTTCTTTTTTGACTAGCATCAGCAATAAAATTTAAGCTTCCATATTCTGTGTTGTTTAAATTCAAAAATGCTTGTGCAAGTTTTGTTTTAGGTTCTGGATATTCAAACTTTATATTACTAAATGGAAGTGCTTCACTTACTGTATGTTCATCCTTTACAATAAACTTACTTATGTCGTGTGTTGTTGTTGAATCACCATAAAAATTATCTAATGTTTTTACTACAACTCTATCACTACTATCTAAAAAAGCTGTTAAATTAAATACCTTAAAAATACCTTTTAAAAAATCTAATACCTTGATGTCAGGTACTTGTTCAGTTGGTCTGATATCATCAATTGTAACTGGAACGTTAGCTGAATTAGAAACAAAAAAACATAAATCACTCAAAGGAGAGCCAACTGTTTCTGTTACTGTTTGACCTACTGTTATAGTTGCTTGAAATTCAAAAGATGCAGCAGTAGTTTCAATTCTTGTTGTTATGTGTTTACTTTCACCTATTGCCATAGGGTTTGAAGATGTATCTAATAATATTTGTTTTGAACCTGTATCTGTGTTTGTTTCAAAAGCAAGAGTATCACCTGTCAAAGAATCAAAAATAATTATATCATAAATTACACTTGTAAAACCTGAAGCTGGTGCAATACTCACTTGATATAAAAAGTTGTAATTATCTGTTGCAAAATTTGTTGTTTTAGTAACTTTATAAACGCCATTTGTAAATTGTGTAGGTGCAGCAGTATATAAAGCACACAAATTAGAAGATGAAACAATATTACTTGGTTCATCTGAACCACTTACTGGATTACCACCACAAGTAAAAGCTGTGCTATCAATAACAAGAGAATTTTTAGTTTCTATTTTTCCTTTATCTCTATGCAACCATAAATACAAATTGCTAAATTCAGTGCTATCAAAAAATTCACCTGTTTTGAAAGTAATTCCATATTGCTCTTCAATTGCCTTTATAACTAAACTAGCTTTTATTGCTGGTTTTAAATCCTCAGGAAATACTCCCCTTGTTTTATCATTTGTACTATCATCAGATAAATTACCAACATCTGTAAAATTTGCTGAATCGTCATAAATGTATCTTTGAGTATGTGTAATTAAAGGGTAAATAATTGCACTATTGTAAGTAACACTATCAACTGTAATATTATGCCCTGTTTGCAATCCTGTAAGAACATTTGCAGTAAGTGATGGCAGTTTGAAGTTATCCATCCAAACTAAATTGTTGAGCTTATCCTCACCAAATAAATTATTTAAACTAACTGTTTTACCAAAGAAAGTAACCTTGTAAGTATGTGGTCTGTTATCTTTCATCTTGACCTCTTGCAATCTTATTTTGCCCTCTCTAAATGGTTGGTAGTTTAATTCAATCTTTGCATCACTTTGTATGTTAGCATCAAAACCTTTTACATCAGGGTTGTACCAATGTTTGAACAGCTTGTTGTTCTTTTCACTTGCTGGAATGTTGAACGTTCTGCTAAAATCAGTAAACACTTTATCAATATCCCTAACATCTTGGATAACCTGTGTTAAGCTTACATTCTCATCAGAAAACAAATCTACCTTTACAAAGTTTTGATCTGTTTTATCCCTTTGCTGTGGTTTTATGTAAAGTATTAATTCTTGCATTAATGAATATTGTTTATTGTATCAAAAGCAAACTTCAAGTTTATAGTGTAATTAATCAACTTATCATTCAATCCTGTTTTAAATGTAAGTGCTGATTCTTCTATGTTTACTGGCAATGTATCTCCATTTCTTACTATCCAAACATATTGACTTAATAATAGCTCTTTAAAAGTATCATTCATTGCTTCAGGAACAAAACCAGAGTTCAATACTAGTGATTCATTTGCAATAATATTAAACTTCTTTGCTTGATGTTCTTTGAATTGGAATCCAGCAATGTATGGAAGTGTTTCATCTAATATATTCCTATTGAAATTATCCTTGTTTACTTGTAAACTTTCAACTGATTTTTTAAAGAAATACAAATTTTGTAAAGCTCCATATTTATTGATAAAAACAATTTTGCTGACTGTATGTTTGCATTCCAATACTTCTTCAATAGTAAATGATTGTGTACTTGCCCCACTATTGTAAACCACCTCAACAGCATCTACATTTGCAGCAGTTGTAGTTATGTATTGAATCTTTTGGTTTGTATTGCCACTATCAGTAATTGAATGTGTGCTTACTGTTGCACCATTTAATTTGTAGTTTACAGTTTCAGCAATCTCAGCATTTACTGGAATTTGTGCTGCTTCACTTTCAAGAACTTGTATTTTGCTTGAAGTTAATAATGTTGGAAGTGTGTAAGTAGCATTTATTGAACCACCATTGGAAGCTGCTTCTTGAAAATAATTATAACCATCAAAAGCTAAGAATGTAGTGCTTACTGTTGAACCTACTGAACTACTTGTAAATCCTGTTACATCTGCAATTGCCCAAAGTGCATAACCTGTGCTGTTGCCTGTTGTTGGTGCAATGTGGTCATAATAATCTCTAATCAATTGGTTAATCTCAAATGTTACTTGTGTTTCACTGTTGATAGTATCTTTTTCAAGTGTATAGGTTGGAGTTGCTGGTTTATCAGATGTTGTGCCAGTAAAGATGTACAGTTTCAGCTCAAACTTTATTGCATTTGCAAGTGCTGTTGTTCTTATATATCTTGGTGACCTTGTTAGTGTTAATGTACTCATTCTTCAATATTTAAATTGTCATTTAAAAAACCTTCTATAAATTCATCACTGTATTTATTTAAACCATCTTCAAAGGGTTTTGTAAAAAATAGTGTAGCTCTTATTCCTTTGCTGTAAATACTTCTTGCAATTATGAAGCTTAATGATTTTCTTGTAATAAATCTTCCTGTTTTTTTATCT